TGGCGCACTGTTGTCCTGCGCAGCGGCCTTGGCCGGTGCCGGGGTGGCGGCGGGCTGCGCCGGGGCAGGCGACGGCGTGTAAAGCGCCGAGGATGCGCCACTGACATCCGGGCTGGGGGTATAGGGGGCCGTAACCGTCACGGGTTCGATGCCGGGGTCACTCACAACGGGGGCGTCGTCGAACTCAAGCAGACCGGTCTTGGGATTGCGGCTGCCGCGCCCGCCGCGCGCCTTGAGCAGGGCGGCTTCCTTGGGCGTGATGTGGGCCAGCACCCGGTCCCGGCCTCGGCCATGGGCCTGAAGCAGCGCCCCGAGGTCGGAAAGGTCAGTTTTGAGCGATTTCGACAGCATATCAGGCTCCTTCCGCCTGCGGGGTGCGAAGCGACGCAGTGTTCCATACCCCCGGTTTTGTAACACTTCCACTGTCCCCGAATATAGGGCTGCCGGGGGCATAAACGGACGATGATCCGGCCTGACCAGACTGGCCTGCGGAGGCCGTGGCCGCGCCGGGCGCGCTGCCGGGCGCGCTGCCGGGGCTTTGGGTCGCTCCGCCGGAGGCAGCGGCACTTGCATCCAGCGTCGCGTTGGTGCTGCCGCTGGTCGAGGCCGATCCGCCGCTGGGCTGGTAATAGGAATTTCCCTCCAGAAGGCTGCTGATGCCGTATTGCGCCGCGCCGATGGCGGTTTTGCCGCCAATGCTCGCGCCCGTGCTTAGGACGCTGCCCAGATTGAGGTCGCTCTGGCTGGGGGCCTGCTGGTCGGGACTGATCACGACCTGCTCGATGGGCTTGCCCTGATAGGTTCCGGGATCGCTAGTGGTCTGCCCTGCGGCAGATGTCCCAACCTGCGGCGTCACCTGCACCGGGTTCAACGCAGGATCGTTTCCACCGCCGGAGGGGCCGCCCGTGGTTGGCGCGACCGGCGAATTGAGCGCGCCGGTCAACTGGCTGCCTGCATAGCTTCCCACCCCGGAAAGAAGCCCGGCCTCAGTCGCCTTGCCAAGAGACTGCCCCTGCGCCAGGCGCAAGGCATCGCTCACGGCCCCCGTCTCAATGGCCTTGGTGGCATCGCTGGGGAGATCGCCAATGTTCGGGACTGCGGCGTTGAGGCCCCTCGTGAGGCCACCGCTCAGGCCGCCGAACAAAGCCCCCTGTCCCGGATCGCCGCCCGTGATGGCCGCGCCCGCCGCACCAACTCCGGCACCTACAACAGTACCCCCAATAATATCGCCAACCACAAGGCTGGTATCAAGGACCGATGCAGCGGCGGCCCCTGCCAACCCAAGCAACGAAGCGCCGCCTGCAAAAAGCGGCGCGCTAGTTAGGACACCGATAGCAATGGCAGCGACGGGCGGCATTACAGGTCCATCTCCACACGGTAGGCCGGGACGGCCCCCTTAGCTGTTTGCATGGTGGTCTGGGACAGATTGAAAGGCAATTTCGACATCTTGACCAGTTCGATGGTGCCGGGGTCGTTGATGACGGAAAAGATTTTCTTGAAGCCGTGTGCCTTGGCCCACTTGGCCGCTTCCGGAAGGCGCTTGACCAACGTCTGCGGCGCTTCCTCGGTGAAGATGTGAACTTCCAGCACGCCGGGTCCGGCCTGATTTGCCCAGAACACGGTGTTGCCGAACTGGATCATGCGCGCTTTTTTCTGCTGCACCAGCGTCGCCAGATAGTTGATGGCCTGATCAGCCTGCTTGGGATCTCCGGTCTGGCGCAACATGTAGCTGCGGATAATGTCGGACGGTTTCTTGTGGCCCGGCGGCGTGGCGGGGGCTTGTCCTTGCTGGCTCATGTCACCCCCAGCGCGGCAGCGACGGCGACATGCGCGAAGTAATGATCGGAAATCCAGTCATAAAACTGGTTCTCATCATTCCAGTTCATGTCCAGAAGGTTGATAGGGTTTTGGAGGCCAAGGGCTTGCGCGAATGCCTGATGCTCGTTCTGGTGCGGCAACTGCCAGTCGTCGATGTTGTCCGTATCAAGGTCGAACAGGTTGAATGACGGCGTGGCAAGACCGTTCTGCGCTAGGATGGCCTTGAAGCGCGTATGCTGAAGCGCGTTTTCCAGCAGAAAGGTTTGCAGGCTTTCGTTGTTGCCGTACTCCACTTGGTTGAGGGCGAGCATATTCATCGGTCATGTCGCCGGATAGATGGCAAGAAATGAAATTGTAGCCGTACTGAGGTCGGAGTTCTTGTAGGGCCCCTGGATTGTCTCAGAAATCAAGGAAAGCCGCGTCGTGTTTGCTTGAGGAACTACAGCGCCACCCGCCCCGATGACAATTCCGGTTATATAAAGACCAGAAGGGCCAAGGGCGGCATTACGGTTCGCCACCGTTACCGGAAGTCCTCCGATGAGGGCGTTTGATCCATCCGCTGTTGAGGGGTAAGTCAAGTGACCGCTGGCAAACACCATATTTCCAATGCGCGTATATTCGGCATCAACATTGGTGAAAACCAGATTTCCTGTTGCGCTGGCATCGGTTGGTGTCCACGTCCCAAGAACATAATTTCCCAGGGCAGAGCCGCCGAAGTTTATGGACGTGGCATTGGCGACGCCGAGTGTCGGATTTGAAAGCGTCAGGTTTCCCACCGTGGAAACGGTCGCGCCGGGGGCCAGCGCCGTGTTGCCAAGGGTGACGGACGCAATGATGACATTGGCGGCAGCGGTAAGCTGACCTTGGGAATTGACCGTGAATTGAGAAACAGTCGTCGCGTTGCCATAGGTGCCGGATGCGACAGCGGTGTTGGCAATGGAGATTGTCCCGGATGTCGATATGGGGCCCCCCGTCAGACCAGTGCCGGTAGCGACGCTGGTGACAGTGCCGGTTGCCACATTCGTGACCGATGTGACAATGCCTTGAGCGTTGACCGTCACCTGGGCAACATTGGAACTGCTTCCGTACGTTCCTGCACTGACACCAGAATTTTGCAGGGTGATGACGCTATTGACGGCGTTTGTCACCTGACCTTGCGCATTGATGGTGACAATCACGGTGTTGGAAGCGCCGCCATAGGTGCCCGCCGTCACGGTCGTATTGGCGATGGAGATGGTGCCCGTGGTGGTAACAGGGCCTCCCGTCAGGCCCGTGCCGGTGGCCACGTTCGTGACCGTGCCGGAGCCGCCCGCTGCGATGGTGACGCTCGCTGCGTTTGTAATCTGGCCCTGCGCGTTAATCGTGATCTGGGATACGGCGGTGGAGTTGCCATAGGTTCCCGCTGTGACCGCCGTATTGGCAATACTGATGGTCCCGGTGGTCGTGATCGGGCCACCCGTCAGGCCGGTGCCGGTTGCAACATTCGTGACCGTACCGTTGCTACCGCTACCGCCGCTGCCGGAAATTCCAATGCCCTTCAGCATTACACGCCATCTCCGGGAGTAATATAGATCGTGGCGTTGCCGCCCGCCGTCGCGGCCGAGAACCACGCATTTGGGACAAAGGTCAGGATTTCATCAACCACAGGCAGGAGCGGTATGGCTGCATTGCTGGATGTAATCACGACCGCATTGGCAAGTGCGGTTGCGGCATTGGCGCCATAGCCGAGAAACGATGTCACGCTGCTGTTGCTGAGGATGCGGTACTGGTTGCCCCCCAGCGTGGTCGAGATGCACTGCACCGCGGCCTGCGCCACGCTGTTCGCGGTGATGACAATCGTATTGCCGCTTGGGGTAAATGCTCCACCGACGCTCATTATTTTGCCTCCAGCGCCGCGACGCGCGCGCGCAAAGATTTCAGTTCCGCCACCATATTCGCGATGATTTCATCCGACGCATAGGCCATGCTCTGATAGACGGGATTGCCCATGTCATCAACCGCGCCGGGGTCACCGCGCACCGATGACGGAGAAACCGCCTGCACCTCGTCTGCCAAAAATCCTGCAAACGAGCTTCCTGTCGCAATCCATGTCCCGACGCGCGGCGCAAGGGCGTCAATGAACGCCCCGGAAGTCAACAGGTCTCCGGTAATGTTTTTCAGGCGCCGGTCGGATGACGTGTTGTATGCCGTTGATGTTCCATCGGTCGTGATGGTCCCGGTGTTGGTCCCGGAAAACTCAAACACGCAATAGGGCGAGCTGGCATTATCAACACGCGCGTTGATGCAGGACGAGCTTGTTCCCGTAACGTAGAAAAACGCCGCAATGGCGCTGCTTCCTGCGCCTGCACCAAGACTGGCCACGCCTGTTGGGTCGGATACCAGGTCAACAAAAAGTTTGGACGATATATTTGCATTCGTCGCGCTAATGCTGGTGAGGTTCGCAAGCGATGATGCCGAGTTTCCAAGGCCAACCTGAGTAGACCCAATCGTGATCTGGGTGTTGAAATTCGCGTCAAGTTCCGCCAGGGGAATGGGCGAAGTCTGACTTGAAAACACATATGGGACGCCAGTCATTAGAACCTCGCTCTTTGTTCGTACTCAAGCTCGAACGTATTATAGACAAACCCCGGCGAATTGCTCGTCAGGGTATAGCCGAGATATTTTCCCCATTGCTGGGCGTCGAAACGGTACAGCGCATAGCCGGTAGAACCGGACAGCCAGGCTACGGTGTTTCCAGCACCATTTTTCCATGTCAGGATCGTGCCCGTCGCATTGGCCCATGTCGCCGTGTTGCTGATGAAATTGACACTGGCAGAATTGGACGGGCTGTCCACCGACAGATTGATGACCGCGCCGTTGACCAGCGTGGCTTCGACGCCGCCCTGGATGGCCTGCTTGTCCCGGATGGGGTCGGTGAGGGGCCATAGCGCCGTTTGCACAATAGAGCCGATGGGCTCCACGGGGTTGTCGTAGAGCTTGAAAAGCTGTTTGCCGGTAGCCCCAAAAAGGCTGAGTTGTCCGATCACGGGCGACCCCGCCACGAAATTTTGGCTACCCTGGCTGGAAAGGAACCACTTCTTGTCGAAGAACACCGCCTGCACCCAGCGCCCAGGATTGGTGACATACCCATTCAGGTAGAAGTTGAACACGGCACAGAGAATGTTGTTGATGATGCACTGGCCGGAAGTGATCGGCTTGGTGAAGTCAATATACGGGTAGAGCCCGTCCAGCGCGTCGGACAGCTTGACCATGGTGGAGCCGATCAGGCCATAGACGCCGTAATCGTTCATGAACATTACATAGCGGTAGTAGGGAAAGACCGAGTAGCCGCGCAAGGTGCCGATGGAGGCCGAAAGGTTTGTGTTGGTAAACTGGGTTGATCCCGCGCTGTCCACCACCACATCGCTGATGACATTGAAGCTGTCCACGCCCCAGAAATACAGGAAGTTGTTGGCCGACAGCAGGCCAAGGACATTGCCGTGCAGGGTGGCATCCGTGATAAACACGCTTCCGGACGAGATTGTAATGAAGTCGTTGAAGCCGAGCGATGACGAATAGGATATTTCTCGTCCCTGGCTTACCCATGTGCGCCCACCATAGGTTGCAACGGATGTCACGGCGTTGGACTGGATATGTGCCTTCACCACGGCGTTTGACCCTGATCCGGTCACAACAACGGTTGGCGCGGTGGTGTAGTTGTTTCCCAGATTGTCCATGATGATGTTGATGATGGCGCCATTGCTGATGATCGCAACTGCATTGGCGTGACCGTCGCCGCCACCGCCGGATAGCGTTATCGTCGCGGAGTTGCCATAGCCAGTCCCGCCGGAAACAACTTGCGCATAGACGGTTCCCGTTCTGAAGGTGATGAGGGATGCCACCGCTATGGCGCCAGAACCGCCGCCGCCGGTCAGTGTCACGCTGGGCGGATTGAGATACCCTGTCCCAGCCTGGGTAACGAGGATTTCGCTGACGGCACTGCCGACCAGGACAGCATCGCCGGTTGCCTGTACACCACCTGGCTGGTCCGGTGCGCTGAAGGTCACGCCGGGAGATGTGGTGTATCCCGACCCGACATTCGCCATGCCGATGGCGCCGACTGACCCGACGGCTACCGTGACATTCCCATTATAGGCGAACAGGCCCTTGGTCGGATCACCCAGCAGGATGTACTGGTTGGAGAACTGGCTGATGCTGACATTGGCGGCGGAGAGTGTTCCGGCTGCCGCGATGGTAACGGTATTACCAGTGGCGACATCATAAATCTGGGCAGCGCCATCGTCCCCGGCCTCCACCATGTAGGTGCTGTTCTTGAGGCCGGCGGACGCCATGGTGGCGACATTTCCCGAGAACACCACGTTGGATGCCGCCGCATTGAGAGATGGGTTTGGGCCGGGGATTATGCGCAGGTTGCCGGGGCCGACCGGCTGGGCGTTCTCAAGCTGCGAGAACTCGTCGTCCTCGATGGCCGTGCGGTTGGCCTTTGTGTTGAGGCCCTTGAAGGCTTTCGACACATGATACTGTTTTTTCTGTTCGGCTGAACCGGCCATCAGTACACCGACGAGTAGGGGCTTGGCATCCTGCGGGTGTAGGTGGTCGCAAGGACGTTCTGCGCCTTCTTGATATATTCCTGCTTGAAGATTTCGCTCTCGCCGTAAGCCTGTTCCTTGTACTTGGCCTGGTGGCAGGCATAGAAGGCGACAGGTCCGGTGAACTCAATCGGGATCTGGTCCACATCGGCGTTGTTGACGAGATCGGTGGGCGCGATCACCGTGTCCAGCTCCATGACATAGACCTGATCCGGCACGGGGGAGATATAGAAGGTGGTCTGCCCGTACAGGGAAAACGCAATCGGGCGTCCGATATAATTCTGCCAGAAGCGCAACTTCGCATTGAAGTCGGTCCATGGCAGGTAATTCATGGGGATGCGGGTGTTGCCCCAGTACAGATTTATGTTGAGGATATCGACCGTGCTGTTGCCGTTGGGCAGCGCGGTAAAATTATAGGTTTCCTGATGGGTGACGGTGTTCGCCATCTGGATGGTGCGCAGGCATCCGGTGTCGCGCACAAGGCGGCGGCGCGCAATGTTGATGTCGTCGGTGAGTTCGCTGTCAGTATAGAACGCGCCATTGGCGTCGTGAAGAAGCCTACGGCACTCCGTAATATAGTCCGCCAGCGTCGTCATTCAGAAGCGCCCCTTTCATGCTGCGGCGGCTTTCCCCACTCCCGCTTTGTGGCGAGAGGGGGTACTCGCGCCGCCACCGGGGATAACGAGTGGCGTATCCCGGATTTCAAACTTGGCGAGGCGTTCCAGACCGGCGGGCACATCGTTGCGCGTTTCCGCCCAGCCCAACCGCGCCAGATGCGGGGTCTTGTCCTCGCACTCATACCCGAAGATGTGCATTGCGGCAGCCTCCGGTATTTCCACCGCCTTGCCGGGCAGGAAGCGGTACTTGAGGCCGGAAAAACCGTCCTCGAAAACCTCGTCCCCGGTATTTGTGACCGTTACCGTCATCCGTTTATCAGATCGCCGTAAGCACTGAACTGGCAGACGCCATTGGTCACGGCGTTGGCGGTGACGTTGACGAAAAGCGCCTGACAGGTGGTGCCATCGAGGGTGACGTTGCCGACCCCGGTCCCGTTGAGGGTGAGGTCCATCCAGGAGTTCGTCGCCCCGATATTGGACAATGCCTGCGCGTTACACACCAGATTGGCACCGTCATTGGTCTTGCCGATACTGACATTGGTGACGATCACATTGCCGGTCGGATTGACCGCAGTGATGCGCCGCAGGATGAACGAGCCGCTGGTCGCCGCGTTGCCGCTGTTGGTCAGGCCGCCTTCGAGGATCGGGATGATGGCAACCGCATTGGCGACGGCTGCGAGGTTCGCAGTCGTGGTGCCGAGGCGATAAGACCCGAATACCTTGGGCGACCTGGAAGAAACATGATTGTCACTGGCCATGACGGCTCCTTATTTGTTGTAGGTGCCGTTCGCCAGTTCGCCGCCATTGACGGTAATCAGCGTGACGGTGGCATTTGTGCTCGCGTTGGCGAACACGTTGATGCCGTCCGAGAAAATCACGCCGCCGACATTGGCCGGAAGCACCGTAACGATGCTCGAACCATTGTTCGCCTGGTAGGCCGTATTGGCCTGCGGGCAGGCGATGTAGAGGCCGGCGGGGACAACAGTGCCGGTATTGACCGCCGCCACCGTCACCGTCTGGAAATACGCGCCCGCCGTGTTGGTGGTGGCGTTCGCCCCCGCGAGGATCAGTTTGCCTAATGCAAGTGCCATGGGGGTTCTCCTTAGATGCTGAGGCTGTTGTAGTTGGTGACTTTCGACATCGACTTCGGCTTGGTGGACACCAGCTCGGCAATCATCAGCACGGCGCCGACATAACCGATCTGCCAGTTGGGCAGGGTGCTTTCAAAGCCGGTGAACACGAAGCTGCCCTGGTCGTGGATGTAGAGCGACAGGTAGTTCGAGTTCAGAAGGTACAGGGTGCCTTCCGGGCAATAGGGGTCCGGGTAGATCGGCACGCCGGCGACCATCAGAGCGCGGAACGCGGCCTGCGGGCCATCGGCGGTGTCGGTGAAGCTGGAGCCGGGGGTGATGACATACTGCTCCTGCCCGACATAATCCTGGGCGAGAAGGGTCCAGGTGCCGAAGCCGCAGACGCCGAAGGTGGGGACTTCCGCGCCGTTCTTCACGGTGCCGGAGATATATTGCAGCACGTTCTGGCGCGTCGGGTTGACCGACTGGGCATTGTATTGCTTGGACTTCCACCATGTCGAGGTGGTGCGGTTGATGTTTCCGTAGGTGGCGGTGCCGGTGCCATCGTCCACCGCGGCCGGCAGGCCGATGAACTGCTGGTTGTCGGTGGTGTTGGTGTAGAGGCTGGTCGCCATCGCGTCCATCATGACGTTGGTCGCGTCATTCATGCGCGCCTCGATCAGGGGGATGATGGCGTAGTCCTGCTGCACCGCGCCTTCCATGCCGAGGAACGGCACGGGGGCGATCATGAGCTTGAGATTGAACTCCGCATTGTAGGCGCCCTGCTGGACAGCTGGCTGCTGGAACGAGCCGCTGTAATCGCTCCACTGGGCATTGACGAACTGGCTGCCCTGCACCGGAACGGTGACGGACGAGACACCGCCGGATGCCGACTGTGAATTTGCGATCAGCGCCGCAAGCAGCGGCGTCGAGTTGTAAAGCTGAACAACCAGCTTGGGGATGAACGCCCTACGCGTGACATAGGTCAGTTCGTTGTATTGCTGCGAGCCCTGTGCGGGAAGAATACCGCCACCAATTGGCATTGAAGTCTCCTACCTTAAATGACGCGCACGGCGCCCTGAATTAAAATCCCCTGACATTCCATTATCCCAAAACCCTGGGGCCGCCCTTGCGAATTGCATCCAGGGCGTTTGCCGCTTCGTCGCGTGCCGCGCTCGCCGGGTTCTTCCAGAACTTCGCCAGCGTATCCTTCGCCGTCTTGTCCATCACGTTGGGCGAATAGCCCATCGGGGTGGGAGCGGCAGCCTGGTTCTGCATCTGGTAGAACTGGGCGCCCGTGTCGTGGTTCTGGATGCCGTTGTCGATCATGATTTTCTCGACCTTCTGCACTTCGTCGGCAGACAGGTTGTACTTGGAGCGCATGTCGCTGCGGCGGCGATTGAGTTCTTCGCGCGCGTCGCGTTCATGCTCTTTGGCTTCCAGGGCCATCATCCTGTCGGCGCCGCTTTGCTCGACGCGCTGGATGCGCTCGTCGATTTCCAGCTCCGGGATCGGCACGTTGGGGCGCGCCTTCTTTGCCAGCTTCAGGAACGAAGTGCGCGTGGCGGGGTCGTCCGCCAGTTGCCGCGCCAGTAGCGCGAGTTCATCGCGTGCCTCCGGTGCCAGATCTTCGAGAGTAGACATGGTGATCCCCTTGTTGCCTTAGATGACTTTTTTGGTGTCGCCGGGCTTGGAGAGCGACATCTTGTTGCGCGCGCCGGTCTTGGACGAGCCGGACAGGCCGCCCATCTGCGAGAAGCGCGGCGTATTGACGATCTGGCCGTTCTGCTGGTTGTTATCGGTGGGGCGGCGGGGCTGGCTTGCGCCACGGGGCTTGTACAGGTCCATCGGTGATCTCCTATTGCATGGGCGGGGGTGAAGGGGGCGGGGCGCCTGCGCCGGGCGGCGGGCCGCCAGCGGGAGGCATCGGGGGTGCGCCAGCGCCGGGCCTGGGGCCAAGGATGGCGCTGACTTCCGGGGTGACGTTGCCAGCCTGCGGCAGGGAGCCGAGAAGCTGCATGATTTCGGCGGGCTGAAGTTCGGAGGTGCGCGATTTCTGGGGACCAAGGATGCCGGTGAGGGCGCGCATGGCAGCGACTGCTTTCTGGCCTTCGGGGCTTTCGCTGCCCAGCGACGGGAGCGCCTGTTCGATCAGGTCGAGCGCCATGCCGAGATTGACGAGCGCGCCTTCCTTGTTGCCCATCTTTGGTTCGGGCGTGGACATGGGCGAGGTCATGGGGCCGGGGGCAGTTTCCGAAGGCGTCGCCGCGCCGGTCGGCGGCGGCTGATCTCCCTTAGGCGGCATGAATGGTGTCGGTGCCAACGGCAACCCCTTGATGAGTGCCGCAATCTAGATACCAAGTTTGGTGGTGCGTCAAGTTGCCGCGCGGAAGATTGTCGCAGGTCGTTAACACACTTGGCCGATTAAATCCCCACTTGACGAAGCTGATGCGATAGAAAACGGCAGAATTTGCCGCGATAGAAATCGGCTTAAAAGAACCAGCTTGCGATAGAAATCGGCCTAAATCCCCACTTGACAGACACCGGAAAATTAGACGCAAAAACACGCTGCAATTTTCCGGTGATGCAGTTTTTCACTGTGATTATAATGGTTTAGACATGAAAAAGGCGGAGCTACCAAACGGCTGCCCCGCCTTTCCCAATGCGCTATACGGGACTGACCCGTATGTTAGTTAGCGCTTGGCCTTACGACCACGCTTCTTGCCACGCTTCATGGAAAATCTCCCGTTGGCTGGTTATATCCCCTTGAACTGATTACCGCTTTGACTTGCGGCGCGAACGCTTTGCTTTCTTGTACATGGCTACCTCTTGCTGCTGCGATTGCTGGATTTCGGGGTGGCGGTGCGGATGCCGGTGACGCGGTACTGGGTGCGCGGCGGGCCGCTCTGCACGCTGCGGGATGAGACGCGCGGCTGGTCGGCGGTGGGGGCGGTTGTTTCAGCCACTATCTGTCTCCGGTGCTGGCGCTGCGGGCTTGCCGCTTGCTGGCCCCGGCTGTGCGGCCTGTTCCTGTCCGGCTTTCTGCATCGTTTTCAAGCGCCGCTTTAGGAGCTGCTTCATCGGAGGATCAATCAAATCCAGCAAACTTTCCTTGTCAATAGCCCCGGCCTTGAGAAGATTGAACGCCATGCTGCGCTGGTCCTCCATGAAGATAGGGGAATTGGAATGCGCGTCCACCTTGACGGTGTAATCGCGGGTGAACTGCTCCACGATGAATTTCTTTTGCTTGTCGTCGGTGTAATGGGTCGGGTCGTGCGCCTGCATCAGCTTGAGATACTGGGTGGCGACCTTCTGCAAAGCGTCCTCGATGATGAGGGCGCGTTTCTTGGCGCGCGATGATCCCAGGCGCGCAAGCTGGCTGGCATGGCCGGAGGAACGCACGCCCTGCTCGCCGCGTCCCGACAGGATCGAGGATATCCCGCTGGCTTCCTCAAACATGGCGTCGATTTCCTTGATCTCGGTCCAAAGATTGTCGGGCATTTCCGGGGCCAAAACATCGCACTTGGCGCCCGGCATATCGGACGACATCAGGCCACCGGGGCGGTTGAGGGCAAAGTTGCGCTCGTCCTGTATACCGGAGAAGCCGGTCAGAACCTTGGGCGGGTTGACCTGCTTGGACAGGATGTCGAGGATTTCGGTGACGCGGCGATTGCGCATCTGCTGAAGCAGGACGAGTTTTTGCACCTCGCTCTGGCCCCAGTAATAATCGAACTGCGGATTGGGCGCGACCTGCACGAAGGGAAGTTCGCCCTTCATGTAGATTTCCTTGCCGGGGCGGTCGTAGATAATCACATCCGGGTCGGCAACGGTGATGCACTGATAGTCCTCGGCGTCGCTGTCCCAGACCCACAATTCCTTCATCTGGATCGTGTCCTCCGCCACCTCGGCCTTCATGCGGTTGAAGCCGTAAAGGTCGAGATTGACGGTGCCGAATATCGTGGGATCGGTCTGGGACAGCACAATGCGGTCCACGGCGGACGGAATGTTTTCGGGCTGGTGCTGCGACGCTTCGAGGCGCTTGAGGATCTGTTCGCGGCGCGGGTGCGAGTAGAGGCGCGCTTCCAGGTCGGAGCGCGTGATGTAGTAGGTGTGGACCAGCGCCTCCTGGCGGTCGGTATGGGCGACATCCTCGCGCAGCACGCCGATGCAGCCTGGCTCGACCATGTAGGGGTGAATGCCGTCGCGCCACAGGAGTTTGACGAAGGTGGAATTGAACACCAGCGCCCATGTCAGGGCGGCGAGGAACACCTTGTCGCCGCCGCTATCCATCCATCGGTCATTGAGGGCTTCGACCAGGACGGGAAGCTTGTCGTACTCGCGCTCGGGGGCGGTGGACCCTAGCTGGATGGTGAAGCGGGTGGTGTCGGCGGCGTAGAGGAAGGAAATTAGCTGGTCGATGGTTGGGTTGATCTTGTTGAACTGCGCCGGGCTTTCCTCGGGGCCGGCGCCGAACAGGAACCACGCGCGCAGGCTGGCGTAGTCGCCCTTGCGCTCCTCCATGGACACGGAACATTTTTCGATCAGGTTATTGATAAATGTTTCGCGGGCGTGGAGGTCGTTGGGGAGTTTCATTTGCCGATCTTCAGGTTATCGGGATCACGGAATGTCGCCCTTGGGTCCGGGGCGGGGCCGCGCCCCACACCTGCCTGCTTCGGGTTTATACCAACTTGTTCCCCGCGTACAGACTGGAAACGGTTGCCGCCGAGGATGGACCCCATGCTCATGCCGCCCTTTCCGCCCCAGATGGCGCTGTCACGGGGGGCGGGGTCGCGCGGTGCGGGGTCGTTGTTGCGGGTGAAAAAGCCCGATTGGTTCTCGCCTTCGCGGGTGGATTTTATGTTAGTCATCTTGAAATCCGTCGCCAGCCTGTCCAGCGTCTTGTCCGCGCCCTTGGTGCGATCCGAGAACAAGGACGGCCCGGAGGGAAGCTCTTTCGGCTTGCCCCGGCAGCCATAGATGGGGCAGCGCACCTTGTCGTCGCTGTTCATCAGAAAGGCGTCGAAGTCGCCATGCTTCTTGCAGGCAAAGGTCTTGGAGATTGGCATGTCACTTCTCCAGTTGTTCGCCCAGTGTGGGCGTGCGGTAATTGTTGGCGTTCTCAAGACCGATCTTGAGGCCGATGCGGCCGCCCTTCAGGGTCAGGCCCATGCCACGCCGCAGTTCCGGATTGGGCTCGCGGCGGTATTCGGGGTGCCGAGTGGCGTCTGGGTAGCGCATGACGGCGATGCGCCCCTGCTCGATGGCGGTCAGGGCGCGCTCCATGCGGAGCTGTGTCTCGTCGCTCATGTTTTCGCCGTAGAGGAAGATGTTCTGGAAGGTCATCTTGGAAATCCCGGCCAGTTCGCACAGGTTATTCTGGGAAATGACCTTGGTCTGGTCGCTCATGAAGCGCCGCACGGCCTTTCGGATTTCCAGCTTGGTCATCATGGCAAGAGTGACTTTCTCTCAGAGATGGCCTCACGCTTTGTATCGTGACCAAAATAATATGGACCCGACCCACATTGTTGACAACAGTGAGCCTCTCGGTTGTTTTTTATCTTCGTCACATCATGCGACCAGATAGTTAGACAATCCTGACACACATGGAAATGTGGTTCTTTCATCTTGAGCCATAGACCCCGATTTTCTTGAGATAATTCCCCACCCCGCCGGTAATCGCAAGCTGTTCGGGGGTCAAATCCTGCTGCTTCTGACTGACTTGGCGGCTGATGCGGGCATTTACAAGGCGTGGCTGCACCTGTTCGGCATAGGCGGCTGAGGCCAGGGCGGCGGCGATCACGCGGTCATCCTTGCCGCGCCCATAGGCGGCGATGGAGCCCTGGTCGCGCACCACGCTTTTCATCTCGTCGATGAGGTCGATGCTGTTGACGGTCATCATGCCGCGCTCAAAATAGTCCTTAAAATAAGACAGCATACGCTCCTTGGACTGGGTGGTGGTCATCCAGCCGATGCTGTTTGACACGCTGCCGAGGGTGTCGTTGCGGCGCCAGATGTAATTGCTCATGTGCGCCAGCACGTTCATCAGGTCGCGCCCCTGCTGGGACACCATGGCGGTGGCCTGGCGCTTGAGGTTTCTCAGTTCGTTGATGACGGCCTGACCCGGCCCGTTCACTTCGAGGTTGAGGGTGGAGTTCTTGTAGGCTCCAGCAAGGTGGGCGATGACCCATGCGAACTGGTATGTATTAAGTTCACTGGTATTAAATTCTGCGACTTGATCCAGGCCGTCCGCGTAGCAGCGATAGACCTGGATGCAAAATCTGTCGGCCCAATCGCTGCTCCCATACGCAGGGTCCGCGCCAATAACGTAATACCCATTGTCAACAGGTTCCTCCCAGACTTTGAGCGTCGCAAGGCGCTCGGTGGATTTGACGACTTCCGTATCCTGAAAATAAGCCCCCATGACATAGCGGTAGTAATCGGGGGTGGTGGTCTTTGCCTTCTTGACAGCATCGGTGCAGCGCGCATTGGAGAAGAAACTCGTCCCCGTCATGATGAAGGCGTATTCGGCGGTGGGCGGGAAGTCCTGCATCATCAGGGCGTCGTCCTTGATGCCTTCGGCAAGTTTCCAGCGCCACCACGCCATCTGGCGCGAGGTGATTTCGACGCCGTACAGCTTCTTGATGTCGTTCACCCATTCCTTTTCTTCCGGCTTCAGGCGTCCATCCCAATAGACCTTGTAGATGTTGCTTTCGGCGGGCACGGAATAGAGCTGGTTGCGCCACCAGCCGCAAAATATCGCCACCTGCGTTTTGGCGCGCTCGGCGGTCTTGTACATGTCGTGGAACATGTTGAAGCCGCGGGCGGTGCTTTCGAACATGTAAAAGCGGGTGGGATTGGTTTCGGCGAGGGATGCGATAAGCGACGCCAGGCCCTCTTCGTCGCCCCATGAGCTTGTCTCGGTGCCGTGCAGGTAGGTGATGGCCTTGCCGCGGCCTAGGGTGCCTTTCGCGCGCAGGCCGGCGATCTGGTAAAAAAGCCGCGAGCGATTGCGCAGCACAAGCTGGTTGCGGTTATGGGCGACGGCGGGGATTTTCCATTCGCGCGGCAGGCCGTCCATGTACATGCCCAGCGTCGAGCGGAACATGTCCCGGTTTTCTTCGGTGTCGGTTGTGAGCGTGCCTTGAAGGCCGGGATGGATGAAGTGCCAGTAGAGGTCGAGGGCGAGGGTGATGGTGGTGATGCCCAGCTGGCGGCCCTTGAGGCAGACGAAAAAATGCTTGTCGTCCTCCAGCCCCTTGGCGACCTCGTTCATGACATAGGTCTGGGTGCCGAGCAGTTCTTGCAGGTTTATGAGCCCGTTTTCCTTGCTCTCGATGCGGAGCTGGGCGCAGAACTGGTAGAAGCGTTTAAGGTTGAACTTGCTCACGCCAGGGGAAGCCCTTCGGGTATCGGTCCTTCATGACCTGGTTTCCGGCGACGAAGAACTCCGCCTGCACGCTGCCGGGATTGCCGCCAAGGGAATAGCACAGGCTATGGCGCAGCGAACAGGCATAATTGGGGCGATGTTCCTTGAGGGTGGCGGTGAACACGCGGTCCACGCCGTAGCCCTGATAGTTGAACACGCCCCCAAGGGCCTGGAACACCTCGCGCTTCAGGCAAAAGGCGGAATGCTCGATCAGGTAGGAGGGCTCATAGGCGGGCGCGTTCCAGACCGGCCAGCAGCCCAGCGCCTCGCAATTATCCTCGAGCAGGTAATTGCCGTCCTTGTCGTAAATCTTGCGCAGGGAGAAGGCCCAGTCGTTGCCGGCATCGAGCAGGTCCACCAGGCTTTGCACATGATCGGGCTCGAACCAGTCGTCATCGTTGAGCATGAGGATGGCGTCCTCGTCCACCAGCCCTGCGGCGGCGGCGTATAGCCTGCGCCCCTCAAGCGGCTGGCCCTCGTCACCGCGCCCGGCCGGTGCATCCCAATAGGACACCGAGCAGTGCGGGAACCGGCGCCGCAGTTCCATGTAATCCGGGCTGTGCATAACCCCAGCATCGGTCATCAGGTAGTGGCGGATCGGCAAGGAAGAGGCTTGGGAACGGACGCTGTCCACGCAGCGCGCCAGGACATCACGCCCGGCGGTTGCGGTGAGGACGGCGACGGAGCTAATCGCCATGTTTGCCGGTCACGGTTTCGCC